ATATTTGCAGTTATAGCACATGTCAAACTTCGATAAGTCACGGTTAAAGCAGTTGCAATTCGATTCCGCATTTACATTCATAACCATTCTTGTCAAGGAGCATGTGCAGCAATCTATATCATAAATCTTATAAATACCATCCACCGCATACTTGCAATCTTTACATTTACTCATTGAATACTCTTTCTGCGAGACCACAATAAAAATCGTCTTTAACGCCGAATCCAAAAATTGTAGTCCATGCATTTGCCACACAATTCTTCGTTCCTTTGTGTTTACAGTCCTTGCACCTTATAATGTCTGGCTGTGCGGATGGAAGATCAGATATAATATCCTCAACACTATCAGAAATTGTTCTACCCGTGCTTGTAAAATCCAAAATTTCATCGTAACTATCACGAACCGCATCAATCGCAGATTTTCGGCTTATCAAATCTTCATTCGGAACAATTTGTGCCGATTCGCCTGTTGGTTTTGCAATTTCTGATCGTTCGCGTCTCTCTCGCAGTTCTTTCAGCAGTTCAACAACTTTTTTGTGGTTGCCGTGTATTTCGTAAGCGTTAATTATTGAGTCAAGCTCACTGAAAGATGCGTTCCCGAACGGGATTTCGTTATCGGATTTACGTCTCTCCTGCAACTCACGGAGCAATTTGAGGATACGGCTTATTTTCACCCCGTAAATCCCAAGAAGTCCACGCTTGTGTGCCTCGTCAAGTTTCGCAATGGTTTCTTCAAGACTCACGCTCATTTCATCACCCCCAAACTGTCTCTGAATGTGTCCAATATCACCTGCGCTCTGTCCTTGTCATATGATGTAACGTCCGGTGTCGGGCATGTGATAATCCTCCATGCTTCATGGTATTCGAACTGTGCAGACTTGAGGATTTTCAGCCATTCGGCAAGCTGTCTGTGTTGTTCCGCACAAATCAAACACGCTTGGACTTCGGCATCGTAAAACGCTCCACCATATTCATGTTTCCGTTTAGCTTCCTTTTCGTATCTGATTGCCTGTTGCTCCGCATGGGCGATTGCCTCTTCAAGTGTCATTCCTGCACCGCCTCTCTGATTTTATCTATGTACCAGAAATCTTCTGGCATACTATCTTCATCGTGTTGTCTTATAAGGTCTTTCACGGCCTTTAGTTCCTTCAGCCATTCCGCTAACTGTTTATAGTAATCTGCGAAATATTGAGCACTCATTCTGTTTGCTTCATCTTCATCTGATTCTGCTACTTCTGCTATGCTCCTTGAATAATCCATCAATTCATTAATTTCGTCTTCAAGTGTCATGCTCATTCCGTCCCCTCCGCTTTGATTACTGTCTTCGGCAATCTCACCGCCTTATCGTTCAGCAAATCCCTTACAGTTGTTACTTTCAGCCCGTCTTTTATTCCAATGGTTATCTTACTGTTAATGTCGATTAAATCACCGTGCGGAACAGGAACTTCCACAAGAGGACACCAGTCTTTTCTTATGCCTTTACTGTTTGCAAGGTTAAATGGATAAAGCAGTGGAGTTGCTACGCAGACATATTCTCCATCACTGTGATAACAATGAAATTTGCATTCATCGCAAGTTTCCGGCATTTCCATGCCTCTTATCAGTATACTCAATTCGTATCACCGTCCTTTACGTCAACCGAATCAATGCACATCTGCACCGTGTTCGCTACGGCTTTCTGCAATATATCTGATGGTATCTCTATCGGATAGACGTTACCGCTTCTTGCCATGCCTGCACATACGCAATCGCAAATCATTTCGACAACATCTATCAAAGTCACATCATCCGGACAATGTTCGTTCAAATGGTGCCTTTCGGTCCGACAATGCATTGGATACCACTCGCCATCGGTAAAGCTGTCGATTTTGCCCTCAATCTTCGCGCAAAGTTCTCTGTAAAAGAGACTTTTGTTCGGTTCAGTGATTTTGGTTATATCGTGCCGTAATCCCCTCGAATGTATGTCTTCCGAGATAGACCGCATCATATTGGCTACGTCATTCACATGCATCTGATTGGCATTGGCGAACTCGGCAAATGTCGGAACTTTTGTCGCGGTTCTTGTGTCGCCCAAAGAGTTTCTTTTGATTTCGATTTTCTTCATTCCGTATCACCGTCTTTCTTTGCCGTCATGCAATCAGCTATCACGGCAAGGCTGCCTGCGATTTCTGCCAGAAAACAAACTGTGGCATCCATGTTGCTCCAACAAGGATCAGCTTTAAGCGTGTCTACTACGGCTTCGTACGACTCCAATCTTGTTTCGTTCATTCCACATTACCCCCTTTTTGTGAATTTACCCATTTTTCAACCTCACTCCAAACACTGAGTATCCTGAATCTGTCACCGCCTTTTTGTTTGCCTTGCATACCAACTGCCAACCGCTACACGGTCTGTTGTCGTAGCCTTGCGGGTAACAGTGCCGCCATACAAGTTTGAACATCTGCGTATCTTTAAAAACCTGATGTGTGTAGTCGCCGGGATCTATAACATCCATCTTGAATCCCTTGCTTGTATAGGCAAGGGTTAAATTCGGATCAGTCACGCTACGGAATACATAATATCCACTGTACTCCGTGGGAATTATAATGAATTCAGTTGCTTTGGCGCTTGTCGTGCTTGTGAGATAGCCGCTACTGTTAGTTCCTACATAACGCGTTCCCAACCCTACAATCTTGAGGTCGATCACATCGCATACCCCGGTGAATGTATACTTCTTTGTGATCCACTGTTCCGCGCCCTCTGCCGGGATTGACATAATCATAACGATCGCTGCAATAGCTAACATTGCAATAATAAATTTTCTCATTCCTTTACCTCTCTTTCAGGCAGCGCCAGAATCTCATCTATCGGCGCACATTTGTAAATCATATCATAGCCGTTTTTGTATAACGCAAGACAGCGTCCGCGTTCTGGATCGTCTTCGTCTGCAAGGTTAGACCAGTCAATAGGACACACTGTACACATAAGTTCCCATGCACTAAAACCATTTGCCTGTTTTTCCACTGCTTTTTTATATGAATAATCGCACAAATAACAATTACTAACACACTCGTGATCTTTGCTGCGCACGTATTCTTTTTTCACCTTACATCTTTGCGAATTTGTGGCGTTGTCCCCGCACTCTTCTCTTATTTTGCCCCACATTTCGCGGTGGTATTTCAGAGCTTCTTCTCTTGTGAATGACACAATTACACCTCCTCGAATAGATAATCTGCTATACTTTCAATAACATCATAAAACCCGTTGTGTTCCTCTGTATCAGCTTTACACACATTGTTTACCGGGCATTCATCGCACGTTTTATAATTTGCGCATAACTTTGCCGATATGTCTTCTTTACCCGCCTTAATGGCGTTTCTTATCATTCTTTCAATTCTTGTCATTCAAGTTATCCTCTCTAATAAGCCAGTACCGTTTGATTTTTGTCTTTTTGCCAAAACGATCAATGACAGTTACAAATTCATCACCGATCTTATAGCCATACCCCTTCATTTCTGATATCCGCGATGCCAACCGCAGGATACCTAAATCTGTCATTGCCGATCTTGTTGTGATGTACTTATGTTTTTTCAAGTAACTCACAATCAACTGGCACTGTGACGGTCTTTTGTTATCCACGCCGCTTCACCTCCAGAAGAGTTGCAAGCTGAAACATCGTGTTCAAAGTACCGAAAAGCCCTACGAGGATGCACAAGCACCCAATGTCACTGATTCCCGCCATCTTCAAGTAACCTCCTTTCTTCTTTCTCTCTTATCATGTTCAGGGCGTTTTTTAACCCCGGTGGTAACTGATCCTCATGCTTGCGCCGGGCAGCTATCGCGTTGTAAATATCGCGGTACTGCGCACGGATCACTGACGGGTTATCGGATTTGCACCAGTCTGCAAATCCAATAGCCTTAACCGTTTCAAGCTCCACGCCCGAAAGCTGCGCCATTCCTTCTTCATATCTGTAATACCCGTATTTACGGATAACAGACCGGGAATGCTCATAAGCTGAGTTCCAATCAGGTATATCACCCTTCGTTATACGCCGTGATGATTCCCTTAAATCAGCTATCGTAGGAGCCCATTTGTTAGTTGCCACCCACTCATACACGGCAGCGGTCATTGTTTCATAATCTATGTCGCATAACTGGATGTACCACAGTGACACCGATTCAATGTTTGGCAGTATATTCTGATTTGGGTAAAATGTTCTGATCGCTGCCGCGATCTTACTGAATTCTTCTTTTGTCACTTTCTTTACCTCTAAACAACGTCTTATACTGACAGTCCTCGTTCCAGTCAAGGTCATACACGATCTGCATACGACATTCTTTAGCCATTTCTCGCGCCGTACCTATCGTGAGTACAGGCATTTCCTCCGGGTTATTCAAGTAATCGTCAAGCTTTTGAAAAAAATCTTCTATATCAATCAAGTAGCTCTTCAAGATATCACCTCCTTCTTTGCTTATTATATCACTATTGGTTAATATTACAACAAAAAAATGTATTTTCGTTTAACTATTTTGCCATGCTCCTAACATTCCATAGAAGTTATCAAGTTCTTCAGCTTTCTTATTAACCGAAGTCCGGGAATCTTTCTGATTACGTTCCCATGTCCGCACCGCTGCTTTCCAGTCTTTCATCTTATTACGTCCGACCTTCCAACCGTTGCTCTCATAATAGGAAATGAACTTTTCAGGATCAACCGTGTTATTGCGTTCAAAACAGTAATCACGCACCTCCTGCAGTGTTGGTGGTACAAACTGTGAATTATTTTTCTTTTTTGGTGCTTTCCCTTCTTTAAGCATTTCATTTTCTGTTTCTAAGCACTTAATATATTGTTTTAAAGCATTTATATCCTCACCCGTACTTGTTGGATTTCCTACTTGTTGGTTTTGGGTATTGTTGACTTGCACCTTGCAATCTTCGATTTTCTTTTTATTTACAAGATAACCGACCTTGATATACCAGCCAGAAATCTTATTATCTTTTCGAGTTTGAACAATCTCAATCAAGCCGTTCTCTTTCAATGTGGTTTTTGTTTTCGCTATCTTATCTCTTCCCCATTTCAAGCATTTTTTCACATATTCATCACTTGCTTTGACCTGATTTGTTTTTTGCCATTTTGCAGTCTTAT